TGATTTAATTCGTGGAGGTAAAATTAAATATTATTTTATAAAACACGATATGAATGATAGATTCGCATATTTGAGAAATTTTCATCCATATGAAATCACAGAAGCTGAAGGAATTGAAATTGACTATGATGAACAATTTAATAAGACTTTTTTATCAATTGTTAATCGGTTTATTGATCCAGTTGGATTACCATTCATCAATAAAAGATTAAGTGTATTAAATTCAATATTCTCATCGAAAACTCATGGTAAAACTAAAAAACCTGTAATAGTTGAAGAAGACAATGATGAAGATAAAATTGAAATATTATATAGTGATGATGCACAAGTTAATGAAGTTGATGAATTGTTGATTGATGAAATGTATTGTGTCAATGAAATTGAACTCGATGAAGAAGAAATCACATTTAATGATTATAAAATCATAAAATCAGTAAAAGAAGTCAATACTGTTGATGATTTCTGGGATTTTTAAATTAAAAAACTCATTTTTTGATATTTCAGAAAATGAGTTTTAAATTTTTCATGTTTATTTCTCAACTATTTTTACGGTTATCATTGATGCTGGAGTATTGACACTAATATTATAGTTTTTGCTTATTTGGTGGACTTCAAAGTAACTTTTGATGTATTCGACCTTTTCTTCTTCTGTGAATTGTTTTTCGCCCCAAATAATTTTTTTGATAGTTTTATAATAATAATATTTCTTATATGGTCTTTCTTCCATATATTTTCTGAATGCATGAATATTTGAAGAAAAATACAATGTTTTATAAGTTTTTTCCAATTCATTAATATTTATATTAAAATTATTCTCTATTAGATTGATGGCAATGTCTTTGAACATTGGTTGAAATGATGATTTTGATTCATTGCAAAATCCGAATCCGACTTGTGCTTGGTTGTCAGCATCGTTTCCATATAAATGTTTTTCAATGTCGTTAAAGAAATCTTGAATTTCATTATAATCTTCAAAATGTTCTTTCACCCATTTTACATCTTCCAGTAGTTCTTGGTAAACATTTTTATTTCTATCTTCAAAGTATTTTAAGTATTTCATAAATAAATTGTTTTATGTTATATATAAAATATTGATTATTTATTTTTTGGTCCTAAAATATTATATCCAATACCGAATCCTACAGACCAACCAAAACGACTATCCTTACCAATTACATTAGTGTTTAAACCAAATGATGCTACTGGACCTATAAATAATTTTCTATGGTTATTTAATATTGGACTAGTTTTTTTAATATTTGCAACACCTTCCAATTCAGTGAATGATATTTTATTAGATTCTGTGTAGGCTCTAACAGTATAATGATCATCATTTTCTACTATTGCATATTTTAAACTAATTTTAAATGTTGTAGAATCTAATATAGATCTTGGATATTTTGGTAAACCATTAACGATATTAAATCTACTATTTCCCCAAACATTATAATTGAAACCTGGATCATTGTATGTAAAATTCCAAGGCATATTATATAATGAATCTTTAGGATCAAAATTTATAACACCATCTAACTTATTTTCTAAGTTCTGTAAATCACCTCTAAGATCACCTTTTATTCCAGCAATCATTCCTTTCACATCTTTAAACTCATCATAAAGACCCTCATTATATTTTTTAAGGTCTTTAATATCGTCTATAACATATGATGTTTTTTCAGTAACAACAGCATTCAATTGTTTATCAAAATATACTTTTAATGTATCAGTCATAGCCTTTAAGTTATTATCGTTCATCATCGTTATTCTTTCATTTATTTCTTTTTCATGTTTTAATTTATTGCAAGTATTTAGATTAAAAATGATTAGTAATAATATTATAACACCTAGTGTTAATGATATATATTCTTTACTGAATATTTTTTTAAAAAAGTTTTTAAGTATTGTTAAAAATTTCATAATTTTAATTTATTTTTTTAATTACATTATCATATTGTTGATTCGAATAATCCCATGGTGCAATATCATAATATAATTTTCGTTCTTTTAAAAGATTATAATCTATTTTATAATCTATTGTATATGGTGTTGTATATCTAACACCATTCAATTCAGTGAAATTGTATATTCCATTATTATGCTGATCAAAATCCATCACACCAAAATTAAACATGCCATAAATAATATTTATATTATTATAACTACTTTGTAAAAATACACAATTATTATATATACCATTATATATATTATATTCGCCAGATTGATTTGTATAGTGGTCTTCACTATATACTAATCCAGTATTATCAAAGAACCAATCTTCACCTGGATAATCTATGGTTATATAACCGAAATCTATATTATTATGGTCTATTGATGTTGCATATTCAACATAATGTGTGCTTGATATTACCGTGTCGATGTTTAATTCTGGTGAATTAAATCCCCTCAATTGAATATCTAAACCAATATCATCGCCAACATTAATATTTGATGTTGTGTATGGATGACCATCAGGAAAATATATTACAATAACTTTTTGTATAGTAGCAGTTCCATAAATTAATAAATTCTTAATTTTAATAATAGCTTTATTTAAATATACCTTATCATCTATAAATCCACTATCGGTGAAATTACCATTATATACATCACATGGATGATAAAAATAACCGTCTTTATATAATCCATTATAAATATCACATTTATTAAAGAAATTTCTTATGAAATTACCATTATAAATATTACAATTTGATAAATAACTACTATCAATTATTACTGGCGGTGTGGTAGATCCTGAAAAATATGTAAAATCACCATCATTCACATCGGTATCATATATTAATACTGCTTTAAATATACCATTGTTAATTGTTCCGCCTTTAATATAACAATTGTCAAAAATACCATTGTCGATATTAACTTTTTCAAATGTTGTATTAAAAATATTACCATTATTTACTTCTCCATCATACCAAACTAATTGATCAATAGGATTTATAGTTCCATTAACAAATTTACCACCATTCCATGTAGATACTACATGTTTACCATCACCGTCAATATAATCAACACCAATTAATGTTCCATTTAAAAATTTACCACCTTGCCATACCAATCCTAACCAATCACCATTTAAAAATGTTCCATTTTTCCAAATTGTATTTGAATCGTTTGTTCCGAAAACTCCATTGATAAAGATACCATCATTCCATGTTAGTGTAAAAGGTAATTGTATATTATCCCAATTATTATTCCAATATCCATAATTCCATATACAACTATTATCTAATGTTGTGTCTTTAAAATACCCACTATTTATTGTATATCCAGATACTTCACAATTATCAAAATATCCGCCATCTAAAATAAGATTAATGTTTGATGTTATGTTACAATTATAATATGTATTACCATAAATTTCGCAATCTATAATAGTATCAGTTAAATTATAAAAGTATGAATATCCAACATTATCATTATTTAATGATAAGTATTTAGAATAAGTATTAGTTCCAGGTATATATTGTAATTTTAAAGAATTGTGATATGCTTCATATTTATCATCTAATACGACATCATAAATTTCACCTTTAAACATTACACATTGAACCATATCTATTTCAGATATTAGAGGTCTTATATCAGCAGTTTTTAATACGATAGAATCAATTGTTCCGCCATAAATACTTATATTATTTGCCATAATTGATGATACATAATATCCTGATAATAATGTTTCATATGGTAAATTTTGATTATTTTTAAGAGTATATAAATATCTATTTATTGTAAATGAGTTTTCTTCTTTATTAACATAGATAACTTCATAACCTTGTGCAAATTCATCATATATAACATTATAATCATCGTCAATTGTATCATTGTTCATAAAATAATAATTATCTATATCAAACCCATATTGAATATCACTTGTCAATCCCGAATATGTAATATAAACAAAATCGCCTACTTCAATATGTGAATCCAATTCAGTAAATAATTGTATATAACCATTTAATGATTTTATTATTGGTAATAATTTGGTCGCATTAATCGAACCATAATCTCTATATGTTGATGAATTTTCCAATTTTAAACTGTTTTTTATTTATATATAAATATTAATTCACTGAAAATAAAAATTTTTATGATAATAGATAAATTGATAAATAAAAATACTAATAAAATTAAATGTGTTAAAATATATTTTACACACAATGATATTCTATATTGTTATAAATCATATGAATCTGCTACGATTAAAAATTATAATTTTTTCGTAAGTGTAACTAGAAGAAGAAAAATTAATGGTAAACCACACGAATTTGAAGAATTTTATACATATCATCCTAATCAAGATTTTTTAAATGATTTCAATTCTGAATATAATAAATATCTTATAGAACGAAGAAAAAATATTTTAAGTAATATATTTAATAATGAAATTTTAATATATAAAGAAAAATAAAATAATATAAATGAAAAAATATACAAATTTCATATCTGAAAAATTGAGTGCAAATCAAACAAAATATGTTAACTTAATTGTAAATTATTTAATTAAACATTCTATAGAATTATATGAATATGATGAAGAATTTGAAGTAATAAAAAATGATGATACATTAATCGGTAAATTATACCTTGTTCCAGATAATAGAGCCATCAGATTCAATTTTAATAAGAATACTTTAACTTCTATCGATTTATGGGACCATTTAGAATTTAATGATAATACTATAATAAATCAACCTAATTTTACATTAAATATTTATGATACTGTTGTAAATGTATTAGATGATATTTTAAAATTTATTAATGGTGATTTTAAAGTAAATGAAACTGCAACAGAAGAAAAAACTGAAGTTACAGAGGCTGAAAGTGAAACCGTTAGATTGAAAACTTTACTCAATAAAGTTATTTTTGAACAAAATATTGATGTTTTTGATGCTATAAAATGGAATGCCGCACAAGTGGCTTCTGGAATATCCAATTCATTGGTTGTTAGTGGATTAGCTGGTTTAGGAAAAACTACAGAAGTTGAAAATATGTTAGATACTATGCATGTTAAATATTTATATTTAAAAGGTGCTGATGTTACACCTGCATCATTATTTGAAACTTTGTTCTTACATCTTGATGAATTGATAGTGTTTGATGACTGTGATGATGTGTGGGATGACCCAATTTCAGTTAATATGTTAAAGGCGGCATTAGACACTACTAAGATGAGAAAGGTGTCCAGACTTCTAAAAACACATTTTGATTCATTTGATATGACTAATGATCAAATTATTGCACAATATAAAAAGACTGGTAAATTACCAAAACAATTTGAATTTAAAGGCAGGGTAATATTTATTACAAATGTTGCAGGTGAAAAATTAGATAAAAATTTAATATCAAGAGGTCTATTTGTTGATGTCAATCTCACAAAAGAACAAGTTATAAAAAGAATAAAAGAAATTATTCCATTAATAATGCCAAATGTTAATATAAATAAAAAACTTGAAATATTAAGTTTTATGGAAATTATGAATGAAACATACGAATTGAGATTTGCTTTAAATCTTAGAACATTTATACATTGCCTTAATATCGCCTTATCAAATTCATTCAATATAAATATTGGTGGTGAAAGCATTCCAGCATATCAAATGTTAATTAAACAATATTTAATTAAATAATTAATTTTGATTCTTTTACCTTATCATATCTTATGAGCAAAGATTCTGATTCAGTCCAAAACTCAATATCATCGGAATCATAAACACAAGAAAAATCCTCATTATATTTTTTTAAATCAAAATCATGATTATTAGGATCCAACAAAATATTTAATTTTTCTATTGTGCTTATATTATCAGGAATAATAAAATTAACATATACACTAAGATATTTCAAATCTACACTATTTAATTCATCACACAATGTTTTATAATCAGAAAAATATCTATGATTCAAAACTCCAGTTAAATAACCATTCAATGTTGCTAATGAATTAAAATTTTCAAAATTAAATTGCCAAAAATCATCTTGGCATATTCCTATTTCAGAATTATATTTTGGTAACACTATATATAAATCGTCTTTCTCGCATCCAAAATGTTCACTTGCTCTACTATAATTTCCGCATATCAATGATTTATTTCTTCTAGGATAATTTGACCATGATGGTAAATTAGAGATCAACAAATTGCAAATATTTGATATTGCATTAGGTGATTCTCTGTTTATAGTTGTCGGATCAACAATATTAAAATCAACATAATTATTCACATAAGATATAGACATTCCTTGATTAACTGCGCGCCATATTGGAAAATCAGGATTAAAATAATATTTTTTATCCTGTATTAATTTCATAGCATCATCTTCTGATATATGTTTTATATAACCGTTGTCAGAATTTTCTAATATGAATTTTGCAAAATTTTTCATCAAGAATTATTTATTTTTTCTACTTATCTTCACAATTTCTTTTTTGTTAGATGAACCATCATTCATTTTTCTTAAACTTTTTCTTAATTCTCTGAATAATTTATATTCTGCAAGTTCTTTTTCACTCATTTTTCCTTTTTTCATTTTATTATTTATTTTTCTTTATATATTATTTTTTATTATCATTTTTATTATATATATTTGCGAAATTATGAATACTGTAATTAAATATAATGGAATTATAAACTTCGAACTGGATAATATCACAAAAAAACATGATAATCAATCTAGTTGGAAACGTCTAGCATTTGTTATGATAGATGGTGGTGATATTATGGAATATTATAGATGGTTCTTAAATAAACGATATGATTTAAAATTGAATAAGTTGCCAAGAGAAGCACATATATCATTTTTAAATGATAGTATGAATGATATTATGATGGGTTTAAATTGTGATGAAGATGAAGCAAATCAAAAATTTAATTTATTTAAAGATAAATGGAATAATAAACCAATTGAAATATATTTAGATTCAAATTTAAGAACAGATGGTAAATTTTGGTGGCTAAATATTCCTGAAGAATATAGAGTAGAACTACACGAAATAAGAAAAGAACTTGGCTTAGGAAGACCATATGCAGGATTGCACATGAGTATTGGAATAGTGAAAGATATAGATTTAAACTATTCTAAATATATTCTAAACAATATTATGTCTTTCGGTAAAGAATTCGAATAATTATTTTTTAAACTATTGGTGATCATTTGAATAAAAGATTGATATGAGAATTTGGTTAATAAATAATACAAAGTTTGGTTATAAAAATAATTGCAAAAAGACATCACAAATGATGTTTGATTATTTTTATAAGCATTTTATACCATTAATTGATAAAAATAAAAAAGATGGTGATATATTAATACATTCTGGTAACATATTTAATTCAGTTGATAATTTAAATATAACATTATTATTAAAAGTTATAAAATTATTTGATGATATATCTGAAAAAATACCATTTTATATTATAAATGGTAACAACGAAATAAATCAGATTACAAAATTATTTAAACAAACTATCATAGATTCTAATACAAAACTGAATAATATTAAAATAATTAGAAATGATGTGTTAAATAATATTGATTCTAATGATAAAATAATATTAATAAATTCAAATATAAACACAGAACTATTAAAAGATTTTAATGATAAATTATTTTTAATAGGTTATCATGATAATAATTCTGAAAAGGATAATATTATAACAATTGGTTCACCATATCAATTAGATAAATGTGAAGATGATAGAGGGTTTTATATAATTGATACAAATAACAATAAATATAAATTAATAAAAAATAATTATTCACCAAAATATAAAACATTAAAAATAACTGATATATCACAAATATCAGAACTTAATCAAGATGATATTAAATATAATAATGTTGATATTATAATAGATAAAAAATTAGTAGATGAAAAGAAAATTAAAATTGATGTGCTATTAAATAAATTTGATTTTAAATCTATAACTTATATTAATGATGATACCGAAATAATAAACATTCACAATAATTCTATAAACATAGAAGAAATCATTAAAACAAAAATATTTGAATTAAATGATCCTGCCGTCAATATAGAATTTGAAAATATAATGAAAATATATAACGAAAAATATAAAATATAATTTTTTTTATCCAAAAATTATATTACATTTGCAAACAATAAATTAAAATAAATGATATGGAAAACCCAGTGGATAGAGTATTTGATACACGCAACTTAGAAAATTATAAAGAGGAACTAGAAAATGACATTATATGCGCTTATAATGATATAAAACGAGAAATTTTTGAAAAAGAACAAGAACTAAATGAAGATGATTTTAATCGTGAACAAGATATTCTTGAACAGAAATTTGAAGAAGATCAAGATATTCTTGAACAAGAATTTTTAGATAAACAAATTGATGATGATGATAATTCAGACTGCTTTGAAAGAGAAGAATTTGAAAGAGAAGAATTTGAAAGAGAAGATTACGAAGATGAAACTGATATTGACACAATTTTAGAAGAAATTGCAAATGATATAAATAATGATTGGGAAAATTCATTATATAAAGATATTGATGTTAAGGAATATGTTGAAATTAAAGATTTTTATGATGAACTTGAAAATTATACAATATGTCATTATGGTGAAACTGTAATTCGTGAAGATTACTGGGTCGCTTATTGTGAAGAAATGTGTAAAGAAGTTGGTGATATTCCTCAAAATTTACCATGGTATATTTCTGATAATATCGATTGGGATGGTGTTGCTGATGAATTATCTGCTGATTACTCGACAATTCAATATCAAGGTTGTGATTATTATGTAAGAAACTCTTAATTTTTTATTTTATGAAAAAAATGTTAATTGATAAATGTCCGTTCTGTGACCAAGACTTATATGTTCAAACTGGTAAAGGTGATAACGTATATAAATTAGTATGCATAAACATAGATTGTGAAGGTTCACAATTGAAAAGATTACAGAAGGGTGTTGAAGCATTGAATATTAAATCAATTGGTCCAAAAATCGTTGAAAAATTGTATAATTGTGGCTTCACAAACGCATTAAATTTATTTGATCCATCAATGATGAATAAAGAATTTTTAATCAAAAGTGGTGAATTTGTAAAAGGTCGTTCATTAGATATTGTCGTAGATAATATCAAAGCTATAAAAGAAATTCCAATCAATCTTGCAATTTTATCTTTGCAAATTGATAACATTGGTAAAACATTTTCTGAAAAAATTGGCAGAAAAATGTCTGGTGAAATAGTAGATTTCACAGGTTTAATGCTAAATGAAAGAGAAATGTTAGATGATAAAGATTCAGATTTGAATTTAATTATTAACACATCATTAGAAAAATTTAAAGAATTTGGTGTCGATATTAAATTATATGAACCTAAAAAAATTGAAGCAACATTAAAAATTAAAAAATGTGTTGAATTTGAAATTAGTGACAATTCTATTATATCTGATTTAATTTCTAAATTAGATTGGAACACAACAAATAATATTGATGAAAGTGATATGTTAATTGTAGATGATGCAAAAATAGAAACTAATAGAACTGCAGAATATAAAAATGTTGGCAAAAAAGTCATGAGTATAAAACAAATCAAATTATTATTTTTATAACATGAACTTACAAGATAGAATAGACCGAGGAAATAAACGCTTATCATTAGTTTGCACAGGTTTGTCACCTAAAATTTGCAATATAATATATAAAGATTGATATGGAATATATAAATGGATATTTAAATTACACTGGAAGCAAATTCAAATTACTTGAACAGATTATACCTGAAATGGATTATACAAAGAAATATTTTGTAGATTTATTTACAGGTTCTTTTGTAGTTGGTGCAAATGTTGTCGATAAATATGATAAAGTTTTAGCAAATGATATCATTGAAGAATTGGTTGGTATACATCGTGCATTATTAGAATCTGATGATATAATTGTTAAAACCAAAGAATTGTGTCCAGATAAGACTGATAAAGAAGCGTTTTTAAAATTAAGAGAATCATTCAATAAAGAAAAATCACCAGAAAAATTGTGGGCATTAATTTTATCTTGCACAAACAATTTGATGCGATTTAATAAAAGTTTTTTATTTAATCAAACTTTTGGTGAACGAAGTTTCAATTCTAATACTGAAAAGAAAATATTAGAATATGTGAACGCAATCAGACCATATAAAGATAAAATTATATTCACATCAAATCATTTTAATAAGGTTAATATAAAAGTCCCTTCTATGGTTTATATTGATCCACCATATTCAAATACCGAAGCAGGATATAATTGCTATTGGAATAAAACTGATGATATTCTATTGTATGAATATTGTAAAAAATTAGATAGTAATGGTTCATCCTTTATGGTTTCAGGAACAGTAAACCATGATGGTAAAGAATCTATTCTGTTGAATAAATTATTAAATGATAATTATAATTATAAAGAATTAGTATTCGATTATAATAAAGTCAGCCGAAAAGGTGATAAAGACACACAAGAGATAATCATTAAAAATTATTAGTTTAAATTTGTTTCAATTTCATTACTAATAATACAGAAACACACACAATTATAAACTAAAAATGAATAATAGAAAACAATGTATAGTGAAAGAAATCTGTGATGGTGTCCATACAGCTTATGAATTAAAGGGATATGCCATGTTTGATGATCGTTGGATAGGCGAATATGATAAACTTCTTTATAATGATAAAGGTGAAACATTTGCTGTTTTAGATGTTAAAGTAATTGAAGTGAATACATTAATTGGTGAAACTTCAGCTTATTGTAATTTATGGGTGAATTGGAAACATTCCTGTGTCAAATTTGATAAAAATATTAAAATTAATGTTGGTGATGTATTTTATACGCATCTTTAATAACCACTAAATAATTTTTTTATTTCAAATATTTGAATATCATATGAAATATTTTAATTTTTCATATTTTTATTTTAATATATAAAATAAAAAAGTATTGATGGAATATTTAATGTCATTTGAAACGCATGAATATCATGATAAGCTGAATCCATTATTTTGGACAGATTTTAAATTTGATGAAACAATCAGACTTAAATTAATAGATATAGCAAAAGATTATTATGGTGATTCAGAAGATAGACCAAAAATAAAAGATATACAGTTGATAGGTTCTCTATGCAATTATAATTATAATAAATTTTCAGATTTTGATGTTCATATCAGCATAGATTTCAGTGAAATGAATGATGATATTGAATTAGTTAGAGAATATTTTGATGTTGATAGACTTATGTGGAATTTTAATCACGATATAACAATAAAAGGTTATGAAGTTGAATTATATGTTGAAGATGTTAATGATGAAAAAGTTTCTAGTGGTGTATTTTCTTTATTAAATAATAAATGGATTAGAAAACCAAAATATGGCGTTCCAGAAATCAATCAAGACGAAATTGATTTTAAATATAAAACTTTTGTGAGTGGTATTGATAAATTAGAAGAATTATATAATGATGTTAAATCTCCAAAATTATCTAAACAATATTATCAATTCTGTAAAGATTATAGAAAGAAAATTTCAAGATATAGAAAATTTGGTCTTGCTGATGCAGGTGAATATTCAACACCAAATTTAGTATTTAAAAAACTTAGAAATTCAGGATATATTAAAAAAATATTAGATCTAACAAATAAATATTACGATAAAATATACACACAATGATTAAAACATTCGAATCTTTTTTTAAAAAGAAACAACCAATAGATACAATTAAACATCTGAACGATTTAAATTCTGATGATTTAGAATCTATTTTATCAGTTGAGTCATATAATTATTGGTTATCAAACGATTGCACATCTTATGGTGGGTATAAAGGTGCGCCAGGCATCGTAGGAAGAATAGATAAATTGAGTTTATCTTTCATTGAGGAATACTTTAAATTTAAAAAGATAATAGCTTCTAATGAAGATATGCAATCATTTTTAGAAACTATCCATAAGAAATGGAGAAATACACAATAAGGTTAAACCCTTATATTTGGTAATTATAAGTTCTAAGCCTTATAGAAATAAAATAAACATTTTTAAATAATTTTTATATTAAATATAAAAAACAATATTTAAAAAATGAAATTAAACATAATCATAGATGGAAATTATTTATTATATAAAGACGTTTTCATTTTAAAGAATATTAGAAGAATCAATCAGGATTTAGAAGAATTACTAATAAACGATTTTAAAAAAATATCTAAAATATATGCGTTTGATAATATCTATTTCGTATCAGACCATAAATCATATAGCTGGAGAAAATCAATATACGAAGCTTATAAAGGAAACAGAACAAAGGACGATTCAGTGGATTGGCAATTTGTATATGGTGTCTATGAAAATTTTAAGAATAAAATAAAATCTAGAAAGAATGTAAAATTCTTAGAATATCCAGGATTAGAAGGTGATGATTTAATTGCACACGCAGTCCAAGAAAGTAATAATTTAGGATATTCAAATATTATTATATCATCTGATGCTGATATTCAACAATTATTATATTTTGATATATCCAAACAATTTATAAACTTACAATGGAATTATAAATTCAATGATGAAAGAATATATTTACCAAAAAATTATCAATTATTTTTAAAATCTTTTGATTCATCAATAGCTGATATTTTCAATCCTAATGAAGATCATTTAATTATAGAATATCTTGAAAAGATGATTGAAAATACCACAGTGAAAGTTGTAGATAGAGAAGATATAATATTTTGTAAGTTATTAACTGGTGATAAAGGTGATAATATAGATACTTGTATATTATCAAGAGCTGGTAAATTAGATGAAGAAGGTAGAGGAATTGGTAAAGATGGTGCTAAAATTATTTATAACACTTATAAAGAAATATATCCAGATTCGATAGATATTCATTCTAATGTTTTTATTGAAACTTTAACCGATGTTATATTACATAATAAAAAAATAAAAGATGAAGCAGCAAAAACTATTGTTGAAAATAAATTAAAATTCAATAGAAAATTGATAGTATTAGATCCTATATATATGCCAGAAAATGTATATGAATCAATGAAAAATCATTATTATCAAGTAGAAAATCATTTAATTGAATATGAAGATGTAGATTTTGAATACTTTGATAAGAAAAAAGATAAAGTTGAAGTCATACCTGAACAATTCAATATGGTAGAACCAGGTGATGAAACTTTTAATATTGATGATTTTTGGAGTTTATAATTTTTTTTATTAAAAATTTATTATTATATTTGTGTCATAAACAATAAAATTAAATTATTATGAAAAACAAAAAATTTAGAACAAGATCAACAAACCGCGGTTGTTTAGTAATGTTAATAGTGATAATTCCAATTATCATGGGACTTTTTGGATATATTCGAAATGTTTATAAAATGTGTTCATGTAATTTTGATCCAATTGGTAAAGCAGAAATTTTCTATACTATTGGAACCTTTACTGGTGCTGGTGTTGTTATAGGATATTTCAATATTGAAGATAAATGAAAATTTTAAAAACGACAGATATTCGTAATATATACCATGTGATGTTTTATAGTATAGACCATCCACATGGTATATTATGGTCTACAACAGAAACTGTTGAAGATGCTTATGATATCAGTCAAAATTTCTTAAATGATACATACAATTTAACTAAAACTGAAGTTGTAAATCATTTTAAAGATGATGTATCAGATTATATTATTTTACATGATGAAAATAAAATATCATATTTTGATATTGTTCCAACAAAAGAATTAAACCAACATCAATATTATTTTAAAATTATTAAGACTTCGACTGTAAGAATAAATGATTCTAAGCATATTGCAACATCGCAAACTGTTAAATGGATGGATAAAATGTTTCAACATTGTATTGAACATAATTATATTGAAACTTATTGGGCTATAGATTTACATGGATCAATATCTATACCAGATTATCATGTGAGATCGAAAAACGTAACATATTATCCATATGCGAAAGAAGTTTTACAATATTTAAGTAATCGTGAAGATATAATTTTGATATTGAATACTTCATCATTTCCAAACGAAATTGAAGAATATTTGAAAATATTTGAAAAAGATGAAATCAAGTTCAATTATGTTAATGAAAATCCTGAAGTCAGTGATAAACATGGTAATTTTGGTTATTATGAAAAAAAGATGTATTTTAATGTTTTGATTGATGATAAAGCAGGGTTTGATCCTTTTAATGATTGGATGGATATTTATAATTATTTCAATTCTTTATAATGATTTTAGTTTATATATTAATAAAAATTTATCGTTTAATTGATAGCTAGATGTTTATAATTATTTTAGTATCTTAAACGTTCACCGATTTTACAATTCTTTTTTAACCATTCAAAATCATTATCCGTTAATTCTATATTATCATGACAAATAAAATCTCCACCAATTATTTTAGGACAACCTTCTAATGATGTCAAATTATTGTAAGAACAATTAAAATCACCTTCAATTTTTTCAGGACTACCCTCTAAAGATGTTAATTGATTATTAGAACAATTAAAAACGCCTTCAACTATTTTAGGACAACCTATTAAAGATGTTAAATTATTATTATAACAATAAAAATCACTTTCAATAATTTCAGGACAACCTTCCAAAGATGTTAATTGATTATTAGAACAATTGAATGATAATCCAATTTTTTTAGCACAACCTTGTAAAGATGTTAATTGATTATTAGAACAATTGAATGATAATCCAATTTTTTTAGCACAACCTTGTAAAGATGTTAATTTATTATTAACACAAGAAAAATAACCATCTATAACTTCAGGACAACCCTTTAAATTCTTTAATTCATTCATAGAACAAGAAAGAGCACCTTCTAAAATTTTAGGACAACCTTCAAAAGAAGTTAATCGATTATTATAACAATAAAAATCACCTTCAATGATTTCAGGGCAACCTTTTAAATTTTTTAATTTGTTCTCAGTACAACTAAAAGAACCGTCAATAACTTTAGGACAACCATCCAAAGAAGTTAAATTATTATCTCTACAGATAAAAGAACCATTTGATTTTTCAAAACAATACTTTAAATCTTTCAAATAATTATAAGAACAATTAAAATCACCTTCAACTATTTCTGGACATCCTTCCAATGATGTTAATTTATTATCATAATAATATAAATCACCTTCTACTATTTTAGCACAACCTTTCAATGATGTTAAGTTATTACGAGAACAATCAAAATTGCCGCCTATTACTTCAGGACAACCATTAAAATTTGATTGTTTCCAAAAAATATCTACAATATGTATTTTCTTATAATCTTTAACATTTAGTTTCAACCATGAATCAATATCGGGATTATTCTTTAAAAAATCTTTAATATCTATTTCTGTATCAAATTTATTCATAAATTGTTTTGTTCTAAAATGAAATTGATACTTTTCCTTTGGATCATCCTTTGAAATAAATATTAATAATTCTCTTCCTGGTTTATGATATATTTTAAACCATTTGTCTGTTTTTTCTGTTGCCGTACACCATTCTGTTCCTTTGCCTAAAATACATGAATCTTTAAAATCTTTTGGAATGTAAAGTTTATAATTTTCAAATTCTTCAACTAAATTATCTTCTTTGATTTCTTTTTTACTCATTAAATCATCAGGCTTAAATTTTGAAATAACTTCAGCAAGTTCACCTAAATTTTTAAAATTATTTATATTTCTTTTTTCTAGAGGTAATTTATTTCTAACTGCTTGTTTATCAAATAGTTGAAGATATTCTGTAACTTTATAAAGGTCCTCTATCTTCAATACTTTTGTTGTATATAATTTCAAAAGCCATTTACAATATTTTCCTAAGTAAAGTTGTCCATCGATTAAAGATGTTGGATCAGACTTAACAATTTTTTCAAAAATATCAAAAGGAATCGCTGAATAATATTTATCATAAATATCATTTAGATTTTCTTTACGAATGAACTTTTCATATGTTTTTAATATTTTCATAAATCACATAATTTGTTCAATAATTCTTCATACATAACATCATCTTCTACTGTTCCACTAAATCCATAATATGGTGGTGTACATTCAATTCCGTCTGATTGTTCTAAAAGATCTATAATAGAAGAACATCTACTTTCACTAGAATTTTCTATATCTGATATGTATGATAAATCTAATTTGAATAATAATTTTGATTTACCATCTATTGTTTCCCATCCTTTTATTGGTCCAATAGCACTTTGAATCTTTTTTGATACAAAATCAAAAGCTTCGTCTTGATCAGCAATTTCTTGAGCACGAGTAAATGCATTATCAAAATCATCTTTTAAATCACCTAAAACACATTCAAATTCTATAACTTTATTATCTTTTTTTATTTTTGCATTATCGCTGAGCAATTGTTTAAAAGTTATAACATCTTCAAATGGAGTTTCTATTAAAATATCAGTATGATCATCATTGATTT